TAACAAAAGCGACCAAGATTCCTCTTAGTCGCTTTGCATAGATTTTCTTTTGAATCTTTGTCTAACTTTTTGGGGTCAGTTCAATGTGTTGTCCTGCTCCACTTTTCTTTTTTGATGTTTTGGGGTCAAATTGGGGTCAAAATCAATTTTTCTGTAAAAAAGCAAAAAAATATAGTGCCGAAAGCGATGTGTTTTCGGCACTTTTCTTGGAAACGCACGTCACAAATGATACAATGCACACCCGAAAAGCAAAGGGAGTGCGTTCTGCACCCCACACCCCTCAAATTTTCTGCACCAACTCCGTCCCATCTTTCAAAACAAACATAATTTTTCCATCTCGATGCACCACTGCTTTTTCTACAGCAGCCAGCCACAATTGTGTATCAAATTCCGGCAGCATCCCATTTTGTCCGCTTAATGCTCTTTGAAATCCTTGAATCTGTTCTCGTCTTGCCAACCGCTCTGCTCGCTGTTCCTGCAGGGCGGTTTCTTGTTTCTGCAGCGGTTCATACTGTCCCACCAGTGCCTGATACCGCTCCTCATACTTTTCCTGATCCTGCACGATTTCACTGTTCTCCCGAACATATCCCTGCACCTGTTCCGAAATCCGCATTTTCTGCGTTTCCAGTTCCTGCAATTGATACTCCAAATCCGTACAGTCCGTGAGCAATTCCAGCATCATCTGACAGTTTTCCAGAATCGCTTTCCGCTTTTGCAGCAATTCCTGAACGGCTGCCTGAAACCGCTGCTGTATGACGCTCTCCTGCAAATGGGGTGTCTGGCATTTGCACACCCCTCGGAATTTATGATTGCACTGCCAGATCACCTGCCGATACTTGCTGTTGGAATGCCAGACCTTTGCCCCGAAGAAATTTCCGCAGTCGCCGCAGACAAGCCGGGCAGCAAATACGCTCTTTCCATTGTACTGTCGCCGCAGGTTTTGCCTCCGCAGCAATTCTGCCTGCACCAGTTCAAATTCCTCCGGCACTATGATGGCAGGGTGACTTTCCTCAATGTAGTATTGGGGTACTTCGCCCTCATTCACCTTAGATTTTTTGGTGAGAAAATCCACCGTAAATCTCTTTTGCAATAGAGCAGAACCCTTGTATTTTTCATTGGTCAGGATGCTTTTCACTGTACTGGAACACCATTGTTCCTTTCCGGCAGGTGTCGGAACGCCCTGTTCTGTCAATGTTCTCGCAATGCCAGTTGGCGTTTTCCCCTCCATAAACCAACGATAGATGTTCCGAACAATCTCCGCCTCCTCCGGCACAATTTCCGGCAAGCCATCTGCTCCTTTTCGATAGCCCAGAAAATGCTTGTACGGCAAGCTGACCTTGCCGTCCGCCATTCGCTTTCGCTGTCCCCAAGTTACATTCTCCGAAATAGAACGGCTCTCCTCCTGTGCCAGACTGGACATAATGGTGATCAGCAGCTCGCCTTTGGAATCCAGCGTGTAGATGTTTTCTTTTTCAAAAAACACCTCCACGCCTTTTTCTTTCAGCTTTCGCACAGTCGTCAAAGAATCTACAGTGTTTCGTGCAAACCGGCTGACTGACTTGGTGACAATCAAATCGATCTTGCCATCCAGAGCATCTGCCACCATGCGATTAAAGCCGTCCCGATGTTTGGTATTCAGGGCAGAAATGCCCTCATCGGTATAGACTGCAACAAACTCCCAGTCTGCCCGTTCCTGAATATACTTGGTGTAACGATCTACCTGTGCAGCATAAGAGGTCTGCTGCTCCTCGGAATCCGTGGAAACTCTGGCATAGGCTGCCACTCTGCGTTTCTGCACCTTGGTTTCCGGTAATTGCGTTATGGGATGAAACTTTGCCGGTATTTTTAGGACTTTTGCCATTTTTTCTGCCTCGCTTTCTCTCGCATTTCCGCTGTCCAGCTTTCCGAACGGGAACGGTCTTTCCAATGTACGGTTTGTTCCGTTCCGTCTGAAAAGCAAAATTGTAGTTCATTGGGTGCAGGAATCCGAATCTGTTCAATTCGTTCCGCAAATTGCTCCGCATCAAATTCCGATATTTCCAAAACATCACAGCAGGCAGAAATCAGCGTATTTTCCGGAATCTGTTTTGCCGTTGGACAGTATTTTTTCCCTTTGGTGTTGTAAGTGGAACAAATCCAGACCACACCGGTCACTGTCGTTTTTCTGCGGTAATACTTGCCGCAGCAGGCACATCGTATTTTCTGCGTAAATGGATATCGGTTTGTGGTGCAGGAACCGGCATATTTTTTCTGCCGTTCCGCCATTTGTTTCTGCACTGCATCAAACTGTTCCTGCGAAATGATGGCTTCATGCGAACCGGCAACAAAATACTGCGGAAGCTGTCCGATGTTAGCCACCTTTTTCTTGGTAATGTGATTTTCCCGAAAACTTTTTTGCAGCAACAGGTTTCCGGTGTACTTTTCATTGCGGAGCGTTCGCCTTACGTCCTCTGTCGTCCATGCACAGCCACGCACCGTGCATATCTGCTGTTCGTTCAGTTTCTTGGCAATTGCCAGCTTACCCATGCCAGACAGATAATATAAAAAAATCATTCTGACGATTTCTGCCTCCTCCGGTACGATTTCCAGTTTTCCGGACTTGGTTCGCCGATAGCCCAGCATTCGCATACTCCCGACTTTTCCCTGTTCAAAGTCCTTTCGCATCTGCCACTTTTTGTTCTCGCTGGCAGAATAGCTTTCCTCCTGTGCGTAAGATGCCAGAATGGAAAGCATCAGCTCGCCGTCTGAACTCATGGAATGAATCCGCTGTTCCTCGAAATAGACATCAACGCCCAGTGTTTTCAGTTCCCGTACCGTTTCCAGCAGGGTGACCGTGTTTCGTGCAAAACGGGAAATGGACTTTGTCAGAATCAAGTCAATTTCTCCCCGCCGGCATCGGTTCAGCAGCTTTTGAAATTCCGCCCGATTTTCCTTTGTTCCCGTCAATGCCTCATCTGCATAAACACCGCAGAACAGCCACTCCGGATTGCTCTGGATCAGCTGATTGTAATAGCTGACCTGTGCTGACAGAGAATGGAGCATGGCATCCTTTCCGCTGGACACTCTGGCATAGGCAGCCGTCCGTTTCAACAGGAACGGCTTTTTCTGTGGAAATGCAACTTTTTGTATCACTCGTGCCGTGATAATCTCCCCCTTTCCGATGACATATTACCGTACGATCGGGCAGGAGTCAAGGAATATACTGCACAAAGATATGCCGGAACGTTCGGCAATTATGGTGTTGATTTTTTGGAATTCCTCCGGCGTGACCAATCCAGCACGCATCCAGCTTTTCAAAATCGAAACTGTGGTTTGATACGTAATGATCTTATGGTAATGTTCTTTTTCCATGAGTCATTTCCTTTCTGTGCTTCCCATAGCAAAGACGGGAACAATATTTTCGGTGCGAACTGGGATAGGCAAAAAAAGACTTCTTGCAGATAGGGCAGAACTGCTGTAATTTGCCGTTCTTCGATACAGCATGGTGATTCCACCAAGTGTTGTGGCATTGTGTGGAACAGAATCGTTTCGGTTTTCGGTGTGGTGTCTGCACAACAGAACGCCCACACTGCGGACAGTGTGGGCAGGATTCGCTTCCTCTCTGCCGTTTGCAGAAAGAAGCCACAGTGTTGACAGACAGCCCTAATTGGACTGCGATTTTCTTGTAGCCCAGACCGCTGCTGTGCAGCTGCCGGATCTGGTCTTTTTGTTCTGCATTCATCTAATCACCCCGAAATTATCCCAAGAAACATAACCGGTCACAAATCGTCCCACCGGTGTTTTTCCGCAGAACTCTGGCTTTGTGGTGATACGATAACGACCGTTCTTGCAGGCAATGCCGTCATACAGATAGTAAGTGCCGTTGATTCTTCTGGTTACAGATGTAGTTTCTGCACTGGCGAACAGTGGCGTGTTGGCACGAATGGTAACCTTCTGCCCCTTGGTGAACTTGCCGCCATTGGTGTAGACCGCATTTCCGTTGGCATCAAATACAGAATATCCGACCTTGCAGGCTTTCTTCGCATTTTCTAAGGAAGAATACGCACCAAGCTGCGACTTTGCATCTGCCCAAGATTTTCTCACCCGGTAAAGTTGCTTTGTGGAGGGTGCAGAAATAGTGGAAGTTCCTGCATTCAAATAAGATTGTACCTTTTTCTTGAACTCCGCCCAATGAGGCAAAATGTACGCCGGACACATTTTGTACCGATTGTACATGGTGTTCAGCTGGTCAACCGTGCCGTTTCGTTCGTCACGAACATTCAGCCAGTGGGTATGCGTGTAGAGATGGTTGATGTCCAATCCATACTGTTTCAGAAGTGCTGCGGCAAGTTTCGCACAATTGTCCTCCGACTTCTTATCCGTAGAATTGTACGTAGAGGACATAATACACTCAATGGCAATGGTTCTGCGATTTCCATTACCACTGCCATCAGCGGCGTGCCAGCCGCTCAGGCTGTGGGGCAGATTCTGCCATGCACATACATTATCCACATAGTAATGGACACGCACATCCTTCATGTTGTTATTGACGGTTGCCCTTGTGTACTGTTCCGCAGGGGTCGTGCCGCTTGCTACTGTGATCCAGTCTGTGTTGTGAACAGTCACACCAATGATTTTCCCCGCCATGGAAACAGAGGGCATATCAATGCGGTTGGGATTGTGTTTGGTGAGTAAATACTCGTTGATTTTTACTCCGTTCAGAGTCGTTGTTGCATCTGGTCTTAAAATAGTCATATTACTTATCCTCCTTGTCGGTGGTTTCTTCTGTTCTGCCGATTTTCGTTTGCAGAACATCAATTGCTTTTTGAATTGCAGGCGGATACGGGATCCCCATTAAACTTGTATTTTCCACAATGGAAAGCAGTTCGTTCAGGCAAAAGCTGATGCAAACAGCATCCCGGATGTAGTTGGTATTCAGCAGAATATCCATCCGAACTGCAACAACGATCAGCATCAAGGTGCATACTTTTTTCGCCAGACCGAACCAGCCGGCTTTGGAAGAAAGTCCGCCGCTTTCCGTGTGTTTCGATTTTTTCATCATGGCGGTGATGATGCCGGTGAAAAAGTCGATTGCCATAAAGACGACCAGTGTCACCAGAGCGGAGTCCCAGCCGCCAAAAATGGCAGTAAAAAAGCCGCCGACCAAGCCGACAGCTACACAAATGGTATCTTTCATTTTCAACCCTCCAGTACTTTCAGGAATCGGATTTTCGGGTGGGAATTGTTGCTTCTGCCTACCCAGGCAAGGTAATATTCCCCGTCAGAAATGCCAGTGCATTCTGTGATGGTGGTGATAAAGGTGTCCGACTGCAGCCATTGGAAATCCAGAGAAACCGCACGATTTGCATTGATCTCTGTATTCACATACACGCCAATAGGAATATCGATCTTCTGCGGTTTCTGCACCAGATACAGCCTTCCGGCTTCGCTGGAACCTGACTGATAGGACACCACGATTTCAGCGTTTTTCGTCAGAGACAGAGGCTTTGCACAAACGGTCAAGACCGACTTATCCCAGTTAAAACACGTTTGCGAGTAGGACAACATGAAATCATTTTCTGCACTGCAAAACTGCGGATAGGCAGTCAGAAAATCCTCCATTGTCTGATACCCGCCATCCAGAATCATACTGAGATTTGGTGCATAGGTCGAAATGGCATTCTGTCCAGACTGAAATAGAATGGTGTAATTTCTGCCGCTTGTCAGGTTATCGATCTGCTTTTGCAGGCTCTCCAAAGTACGTTCTGTCTTTTCTGAATAGACTGTAACCTTTGTGCTAAGCCCATTGATTTGCGTGCCAAAACCATCCCATTGTGCGATTTTAGCAGCAGTGATCTGCTCCAATGCAGATTGATTTTCGTGGGTATGTGCCTTTTCATTCAATGCTGCAATGGCTTCCCGGAATGTTTGGATATTGTAAGTTGTATCATCCTCGAATTCCTGAAGAGCACGCAGCAAAGAGAGTTCATCTGCCGTTAAATCATCTAAAACATCCAGATTTTTATGAATGTGTGCTTGCTGTAAAAGCGGCTGAACCGCATCTTGAACCAGTGCTTTTACAGCATCGTTATCTGGATAATTTGTCAAGTCCGGAGAAACGCCGTCCTTTCCGTCAATCCCATCTCTACCGTCTTTCCCATTTGTGCCGTCCTTACCGGGCAAACCATCTGCACCATTTTTTCCGTCCTTTCCCGGTAGTCCGTCCTTACCATCAATACCGTCCCTGCCTTTCAAACTTTCCAGCCATTCTGCAACTGTTCCCACAAAACCATTTTCTATGGCGATTTCATAAGCAGAACGACCGTCCTTTCCGTTTGCCCCGGTTTGCATCTCGGAAAGCTTTTTCAAAAGCTGCGTATACAGATCCGGCGTCGGCGGAATTGACGTATCCCCATCTGCAACAAAACCAGATGGTCGAATATGCAGTGTGACAGGAACAGTGGTTGCTCGAACCGTGGTATCGCTTTCTGCATCGTAGCCAAACAAACTCATCTTCACCGCACCGGGATGCAGTTCGGCAGGCAGCAAGCAGGTTGTTCCGTCTATGCCAAGCACCACGTTGTATGTTTCCTCACACTGCGTGAACTGCACCACCTTGTGCAGCGTTTTCCAAGCCCCATCGAATACGAACTTTACCGAAACAAATGCGATCTGGTCAGAGGCAATGACCTCTCGCTCCAGTGCTTCGATTTTTTGCTGTTTCACTAAAAATTTCATCATCCGTTTTTCACCTCATTCCACACATTATTTTCAGGATCATATTCCAAATAGCCATCTACACACTGGATCTTTTTCAGATAATTGTTGTAAGAATGTTCTCCGGAAGACATCCAGTTGACCGGTTTGGTGATGGCGTTCCACTGAGCGATCGTCCCTTCATATGTGATGGCTGTTAGACTTTCACAGTATGTCAGCATATTTTCCCCAAAGGTTCTGCAATTCGCAGAAATGGTAAGGCTGGACAATGCTGTACATCTTGTAAACGCAAAAGCACCAATGGAATCACACGCAACACGAGCAGTCTTCAGCTTTGCACAGCCGCTAAAAGCATACTTTCCCCACGTTTTCACGCTGGCAGGCACAGTGACTTCTGCAATGGCGGTGTGATAAAAGGCATATGACTGGATCGCAGTAACTGCCTGCGGAATGGTAACAGAAGTCAGACCGGCGGTATAGCCGATTGCAGCATCTTCCTGTGCAAAAGCGGAATCACCAATGCTGGTCAGTGTAGCTGGAAGAGATACCGTTTTCGCATTGGCACAATGATAGAACAGGCGGTCTCCCAGACCAGTAATGCCATTACTGAGCACGATTTCCTTGATCTGATCGTTTTGATAAAACACAGAATCATGAGAAGTATAGTCATAGGTTGCACCCGTGCCACGCAGCAGCAGTTTGCCATTGTCATAGAGAACATAGTAGATGTTTTCACCGCATTGTCCGGTTGCTAAGATTTCGCCTGCGGTCAAATCATCTACCTTGGTTTGTAGTTCGGAAATTTGGCTGTTCATCGCATCCAGCCGCTTTTGCAGTTCGTCCAGCGTGGCATTTGTCTTTGCCATTTCGGCAAGCATCTCGGTCACTCTGCATTTGCCAAGAATGCACTTACAGTAGCCGCATTTGCTCTCATCTGCACGGCAGTCTGTCAGGTCAGAATCCAGAATAGCTGTCGTTCCGGCACGCAGTCTTACAACTGCTAAAGTCAGATAAGTCGTCACATTGTTGTTGGTAAAGGTGGGAATGGTTGGACTGGTAGCTGCTGTACCTGCCAGAATACGAATCCCACAGGTACGAGTAGAACGATCACAATAGATCCCGATTGCTACATAACGATTCAGAGATTCATCTACATAAGAAGAAAGGTCGATAGTATGCAGGGTATCACTGATAAAGTAGTGTCCATCGATCCACGCCTTGCCCGTGCCGAATGTAACGGACAAATTTTTGACTGTTGGTGCAAAACACTGCCGGTAAGTATCCAGAATTCCATTGCAAATCAGGCTGGACAAATATGCCGTGAAATCTTCTGCGGTATATACCCGGTCAAGATTCTGTGCGTTAAAAAATCCATAGGAAAAAGACATATGAATATCACTCCGTTTCTTTGAAAGTCGGTGTCAGACTTCTACCGTTCTGGTCGAAACTCTCCACCATGCCGATTAGCTGGATTCTGGGTTGAATCAAACCAAAGCGTTTCTGTTCCACGGTCACATAGTCGCCCACAAAGTAATCCTTGTTGTACTGATACTGGGTAGAAAAAGCAGCGATGGCAGATTCCGATGCCGTTTTCGGCTGCACCAGATGTTCTGCACCGCTGCTTTTCAAAATTTCTAAATATTCCGCATCGGTCACATCCTCTTCCTGTGCGGTGTTTCGTTCATCTACATACACCTCATAGCGGTCAAGGTAGGTCGGCTCTGTACCGAAACAGAAGGTGGTTCGCTTTCTGGCATTGCCCTCGCCGCAGCCCAGCACATAAGCGAAGTTTTTCTGCACAGCATCGTCCGCCGCATAGGAAAAGGATAGCAGATTGTTGTACGCATCGGAGAATACGATATGAGGATTGTCATCCTGCAACAAACTGCGGTCTGTTCCGGAAAACAGGTTGCATTTCAGTGTATTTCCATCCAGATGCACATTTGCCGAACCGCCGATGGTTTCACAAAGGCTGTACAGCCATTCCAGAATATTGTCATAGCTGACCTGCATTCGTGCGGTTTTCTGCCAGCAGTCACCGGACACCGTTCCCATGGAAAAACCGGGCAGATTGCGGATTCCGGCGGAGATGGCATTGCGGGACAGCACCTTGCGGATGATGTCCTCATAGCTGCCGTTTGCAGTGATGGTGGGATAGATGATTCTTCGTTCCAGCAGACAGGCAAGAAACCGTCCGGTGACTGTCAGGTAATCGCCCTTTTCGGCATCAGTTTCCAATTGCAGGGATTCAATGATGCCGAAGTGCTGGGCATCATCACTCCTTGCCACGATTCTGCCACGCTGAAAGATGGATACATTCTGCGGACTGGCAGCGATATACACCTCAAAACAGCCGCACTGGTAGAACTCAATGTCCCACAAAAGCGACGAATAGCTGTCGCAGATGGCTTCCAAAGAAATGGAAATGCGGTTTTCTTCTGCGATAAGATTGTAAATTTCCAACTGCATAGCTATACCCCCAGATAAGAATTGCGGTGCATCAATGTCACACGCAGCTTTTTCACCCCACGAACTGCCTCGACCCGAAAGGTATTTGTTCCTTCTTTTAGTGTCAGCCAAGTCGAACCGGAAACCAGCCGGTTCAGGAT